CCGATGCCGTTGAACAGAGAATGTTGCTGGCATCCCAGACAATGTACGAAATAACATTCCAAGTGCCTGTTGTTGTTGGCTTGATGCCATTGGCAAACTTGTAGGCAGTCCCCCAAGTAGCAGTCGGGCCGACAATCATGAAAACACCCTTCTGACCTACTTTCGTATTGACCGGATTTGCAACCGTAACTGACCCTCCACCAGATATTTGAAAATCAAGACCAAGCGAAAAATCTGGCGCTACTCCACTCACCAGAAGTACCGGCGCAGCCGCCCCCCACACCGTGCCGACATCGACAACGTGCGTTGGCGCAGAGTTGGCGCGAAATTCGGCAACGGTGGCGTGAACTGTTGCCGCGGCGGCAATGGCAGCGTTCACGAACTTGGTGTTGGCAATGCTTTGGTCATTATCACCAGCTGTCTGATCCGGCGCTTGCGGATCTCCGGTCAGTACTGGCGAATTGATTGGCGCCTTGGTGTCGATGCTGGTCTGCAGCACCGTTCCCATTGCGATGAGGCTGTTTGCTACGAACTCCGTATTAGCAATGCTCTTGTCATGATCACCCGATGCCGGTGTCGGCACCTGAGGATCTCCTGTAAGCACGGGGCTGTCGAGCGGCGCCTGCGCTGCGGCCGGTTTCGTCCACGGTCCCCACACACCGACCTTCTTCTCGCGCACCCACAGGCTGCCGGGGACAACGGTGTCGTTCTGGTCGCGCGCCTCGACCACCAGATTGTTATTGGCCGGTGGCACGGCCGGAGGATCGGAGCTGTAGACCCAACCGACAAAAGCATGCCCTGCAACAGGTGAGCTGGTCGCCGTGGCGGCCGCATAGAACGAGCCTGGGTACCAAAGTTGGCTATCGAAGTTGGTGACGACCTGCGACGCCTTCTCGCCACCCAACGTGTTGAGCGCATCATCGACGTTGGTGGCGCCGGTGCCGCCGGCGATGATCGGCCGCGGCAAGTTAAGATCCTGCTCGATGTCGGCAATGAAGACGTTGTACTTATTGCTCTCGATCGACTGATCAGGAATACCCTGAGTACCAGCCGGGATGTGGTAGACGTTTGAACCGTCGCGCGGCATTACTGCCCCCTTTGTCGATTGATCAGCGCCTGCGTAATCGCGTTTCGCATGACAAAGTTTTGCGCTGGCGTTCCTGGGTAATAAAGCGGATCAGCATCGCTAGCGGCCTGCGCCTCCTGGAACATCGGCGAGCGTTGCCGTACTAAGTTGCCGGCCTCCTCAGCAGCCCCTCGCCGCAACGAGCCAGCGCCGGCGCGCATGGCACTGGCGGCGGCACCAGGCGCGGCAAAACCAATCGCGCCGCCAACGGGACCGCCGACCGCATGGCCAAGGTAGGCCATGCCAGTGCTGATCGGCGTGAGACGCGACAGTGCGCCAACAATCCCGCCGCCGCCGGTGAGCGCATTGGCGCCGCCCTCGAGCGTACGTACGCCACGAGATCCAGTCTTCGCCGCATCGAGCGCGGCAATCTCTTCTGGGACAAAACCACGCGGGCGTTGCGTCGTGCTTTCAACAGTGCTGCGCAGCTGGTTGGTCAGCGCGCGTTCTGGATCCGAGGCATTGGCTGACTTACGAAGGATGGTGTCGACAATGCTGCCGCGTTTGCCGGCGGCGTAATCGGCAACGCCTTTCTGTAGGGCGTCGTTGCCGGTCTTGTCGAGATGATCGTAGAGCATCGAACGCGCCTGCATGGCGCCGCTTTCGCCTTTCTTGCTGCCGACACTTGTTGCTTGACGAAATTCATCGATGTCCGCCGGCGTAATCAGCGGCCTGGTCTTGGTTTTGTCGAGCAAGACATCGATCGCCTCGTGCGTGACCGGCGCTGCTTTCTCGTACTGGCCGCTCGAGGCGAGCTTCGCCTTCATGTCGTTGGCGAGCTGCGCGATCGAGTCCGGCGAATAGACCACCGGCGCATTGCGGTACGCGCCAAACCTGCTGGCGCCTTTGTCCAGGAGCTGCTGGCTCGTCGGCGCCGATAACACCTCGCGCGCAGGGTTCTCGGCAAAGTTAAGCGGGATCCTGGTCGCCACGTTGACGCCTTCACCCACCGCGCTGCGCGCCAGGCTGGTGCCAGGCAGTACGCCTACCGCGCTGAGAGCTGCTTTTCCGTAATCGCCCTCACCGGCGTAGTGCTGCACATCGGCGCCCGCCATCAACGGGCCGGCCGGTGTCAACCCCAAGACGTCGCGCGCACCGCGGCCAAACTTTCCGGCCGTGTACGGATCCGCGCCGGCGCCACGAAACAGGTCCGATGCCCACTGGCCGACCCGCTCGGATGGCGATGGCGTGTAAGGTTTCAGTTCGCCAAAGGGTTGGTTGAACTGTGGTGGTGGCTTATCAGGACCGGCGATCGGATCAGTATAGGCCTCCCATGGCGCCGCCTCGGCCGGCGCCGCGGTAGGCGGAGCTGAGGCGGTTAGCGGGTCTTGAAAATCTTCCCACGGCCTCTCTTCGCTCACTGGATCTTTCTCCAGCTCATGGGATCGCGCGGATTGCCGCCGATATATTGGTGGTTGCCTTTCCGCTCGCCGATGTCAGGCGCATACGATGAATTATCTCCTTGTGCGCGCCATGCAGTAACCGGCGCGTTGACTTTGCGTTGAGCCGTTTCGAGATCACGGCGCAGCTGCGTCTCAAGATCATTCAACGCCGCATCGTAATCCTTGGGTTTTTGATTTGGATCAATTCGTGCTTGTGCGACCTGCGCCTTGTCGCCTTCGACATTTGAAATCTGACCGCCGCCCTTGAGAGTGTTGTACGCAGTCAAGAATGTTTTGCCGACCATCTGATCGTTGATCTTGCCAAAGGCATAAGCGTCAGTGCCGGGGAGTTTCGTCGTCACGCTGCTGGCCGGACCAAGACCGTATTCCCGGCCAGGATGCGTCCGCGCCTGTTGGATCGCTTTAATCGCATCATCGAACTGTGGCGTCGCCTTCTGAACGGCCTCGACAGCGGCGACCTGCACCGGCGCCTGCAGTTCGGCCCATTTTTCCGGTGCAATGCCGGCCGGAACGGGCGGCACGTTGGGTGTGCCGGTGCGCTGCGGACTTTGCGGGGTGCCAAGCGCCAGATCAGTTTGCTGCGGCGGCGGCTGACCTGGCTGCTGCTGACCAGGCTGACCGCTCACGATGAGGCCTTGGCGCGTCTTCGCCAGTTCCGCCTTGGCCTTCTCCAAGTCGACACGCTTCTGTTGCGCCACAACGGGATCGTTGGCGCGCTCGGCCTGGTCTTTCTCGATCGTCAGTCGCTTGATCGTCTGGTCGAGTGCCCACTCAGGCTGCTGTGTTTTGAGTTCATATTCACGCTTCGCCTTGATGTTCTCGTTGTAGACCGAGAGCCGGTTGGCGTAGTCGGCGTCCTGCTCCTTCTGCCGCTGCTGCCGAAAGGTGTCTTCCTGTTGATACTTCTGCTGTGCGTACGCCCGATCGTCGGGACTGAGCATCGGATCAGTCGCCTTCTGCATCCAGTAATCCATGCTCTTCGACGGCCCCAGGTCAGGCGCGCGTGTTGGCGGCCTGCCAGGATCGGGGAACGGCGGCGCACCCGCCTGTGGCGGGATTAGATCCTGCGATGGACGCTGCGCGTATGTCGGTGGCGGTGGCTGCTGCGGAGTTTGCGGACCAGCTTGCGCCAGGACGTCACCGGGCCCGCCGATCGGCGCCGGCTGGATGTCGGTCATGGTCGGTTGCGGCCCCTGCGCAGCGATCGGCGCTACGCTGCCTTGGGTAGGATCCGCCAAGGGAACATCGGGTGATTGCTGCGCTGCAATAGCGGTCGCGATCGCATCGCGCGGGTCGCCACCCTGCGGCACACCTGGCAGCGTACCTGGCGGCGTACCTGCCGCGGGGGTAGGCGCGCCCGGCAGTGAGCCCATTGGCTGCAGGGTGGGGAGAGATACGTCTCCCTGCACACCGGCCCTTCCTAGGGCTGCTGTGGGCCGCTGCGGCAAGGTTGAGCGGTTGGTCATTCCGACAACGTCAGGCAGATAATCGTCGCTGGTAGCCTGCTCCTGCGGTTTTTGCTGCGACTGCGAAAGCAGTGCCTGGGTCACCAGGTCGCGCGCGTCTTCTGGCGGTGCGCCGCCCTCGCGGCCGCCTGGTCCGGCCCGACCACCGACCGTGGCACTGCCGGTGTCGCCACCCTGGGCGATCTGCTTGTTCGCGTAGGCCGGATCATTATTCTCGCGCGCGTACTGCTCGGTGCGCTGCGCCATGTATTGCGGCGCCGGCTTGAGATAGCCCTGCAGGAAAGAGATCGCCGCACCGCTAGGCGAGGTGTCGGGCCGGTTCATCTCCGCATTGGCGCGCGCGTACTGTGGATCCTGCAGCCGCTCGGCCAGGAACTTGCTCTGCAGGTTGGGATCCCGCCAATCACTCCCGGGCGCGTTCTTGTCGATCCAGTTGACGTAGTTGTTCCACTCGTCGCCGCCCTCCTGGTAGAGGCCGTGCGCGTAACGCGCCTCGCCGGAAAAGCCCGGCTGGTCGGGATGGCGCAGGTTCGGATCAAAGCTGCTCTCATCGCGCACGTTGCGCTCGATGCCGCTGATCGCCGCCGGCGACTGTCCGCCGCGCGACAATGCCGCCTCCATCGTGGCGCGAACACCGCTCGTCGTGCGCGGATCCCCTCGCGGTAATGCCACATCCGGCGCCGGCACGGGACCAGCCTGTTTCACATTCGCCTGCATTGAAGCGAGCTGCGGCAACGCCATGGTATCGGCATTGACCGCGTTGTTGCCGCCGGTCAGTGGCGCCGGCGCATTGGGATCCTGCGACACCGGCTGCACGAGCGCTGCAATGCGATCTCGCACCGATGCCGCCGGCACATCCTGCACTGGCGGCGGCGTTGCCGATGTAAATCGATCGTTAAAAGATGGCGGCGGCTCGGCTGCAGCAACAGCCGGCCAGGGCGCCACCGGCGCCTTGTCAGGAAAGCCGGCGACCGATGCAGCTGGCGCCTCGCTTGTGTCCATCGTGCTGGCCGCCACCACTGACGCCAGCGTGTCTCCACCATCACCACTGTCGCTGGTCGTCGCTGGCGGCGGTGCCGCCGGCGGTGCCTCGCTCGTAACAGGCGGCGTCTTCACCGGCGGTGCCTGCTCTGTCGGTGTGTAGGTTGTTGCCGGCGCCCCGGCCCCGCTGCGTAATGCTCCGCTGCGTTTTAACGCCTCGGCCTCGCGCCGCTGCAACCCCAGATCCGACAACGCTTCGCCAATGCTCTGCCCCAGATAAGTCAGGCCTTCGCCTCGGTTCTTGGGAAAGCCACCTTGCCTGGACGCTAACGCCTGCGCGATCGCGCGCCGCTGCTTGAGCTGCTCGTAACTCAGTCCGGTGTTGCCGCCAAATATGAAACTGCCAGCGTCCTCGAGTGCCATGTTACGCCGCCATTCCTAAAACGGAGCCCAACTTGCCGCCGTCGATGTACTTGCGGCCCTTGTGTTCGATCACCGCGCTCGGATCGATCTTCTCGACGTCCTGCGCCATCGGGCCGACATGCATGACCGATGCCGGGTCACCCTTGTAGCTGTACTTGTAGATCGGCAGCTCGTTGTCGTTGCTGTGCGGTGTGAGAACACTGCCCAGCTTGGTGATGTTTTCCTTCTCGCGCACGTCCGACAGCAACCCAATGCCGCCCTTCAAGATGCCACCCATCAAGCCAAACATGCCGGCCTGCTGCTGCTGGTAGTTCTGGTTCTGCTGCTGGTAGATCGACATGTCCTGGCTGAACCGGTTGTTGATCAAGCCAGCGACGTCGGTGGTCGGGATCTGATTGTTCGGCGTGTTGACGAAGTTGGGGTTGTTGATCTGCGAGCCGGACAACAGCGACGAGATCTCATTGATCGGCTGGTTGCGCTGCGCGTACTGCTCGTTCATGAACTGATTGCGCGCCATGTTCTGCGCGTTAAAACCGGTTTGCGCCTGCGCCACCTGCTGCGCTAACCCTGCGTTCAAGTAGTCGGCGCGCGCGCCAGCCTGCTGGAAGTTGGCTGCCTGCGCCTGGTTGGCAAACGTGCCGCGGCCTTGTTCCTCTTCGTATTGTTGCTGCTGCGCAGCGTTCTCGAACCCGGCGCGCTGCGCCGCCATGTCCATCATGCGCTGCTGCTCTTGTCCCGCCTGACTGATCGCGCCAAAGCGCGCGTCGTTGGCTTGGCGGGAATAGTTCATCATGGCATCGGAATAAGCCTGACTGCCGTAACGGATGCCCTGGTCGGCAAGTTGCTGCTCGATGCCTTGCTTCTCGATGGCGAGCTGCGGGTTCATGCGCGCCATCAGCGCGTCCTGCACGTTCTGCCGATCGGCGGAGAAGTCGCCGGCGCCGTAGCTCTTGGTGATGTCGCCGGCAGCGCCAAACGTCGACTGTTGCTGGCCAACATCGCCAAACGTCGTTGCCGCTTGCGGGACATTGGTAATGGCGTTGGGATCGCCCGCCGCCGGCGCACCACTAAGGTCGATCTCCTTGCCCAGCAAGGTGGCCAAGCGATCGCTTTGCGTGTTGGCCATGCCGGCCAAGTTCATTTTGGCGGCATTACTCTGATCCTGGATCGCTTGCTGCTGCGGCGACAACGTCTGTGTCGCGGTAAAGCGCGGGATGGCGATGTTGGTGCCGGTGTAGGGATCGGTCCAGTTATAGGTGTCGGTTTGGTCGTAGCGCAGCGACCCGTCAGGTGTGTTCTGATTGGTGTTGTTGAGGAACGCATTGGTGATTGCCGTCGCGACGTTGGTCGACGTCGAGGCGCGCGCCGTGTCGACGGGATTAGGCGCAGCAGGAGCAGCCGGTGCAGAGCCCTTGCCCATGTCAGTAACTTCCTGGGTTTAATCCTGGTGGCAGAAGGTTGGCATTCGGCGGCTGGATCAACGGCCCCTGGCCCAGCGACTGCGGCACGTTTGGCTGTGGTCCTTGCGGCATGCCCGACGCTGGCGTTGGTGGCATCATCTGCGGCGGTGTCTGCGGAATAGGAGACGGCGCCACGCCGGCTTGCTGCATCAATCCACCCGGCGGCTGGTTTCCCGGCATGACGCCGGCAGCACTCAGCGGCGCCTGCGGGCTGGGCATTGTCGAGCCCACATTGCTAGGCGGTGGCATAGCCGGTTTCATACCGCCATAGCCCTGGCCGCCTTGCGGCATGCCGGTGCTCGGTGGTGGGTTGGCGACACGCATGAGCGCCTGCGTGATGGCGTTGCGTTGGGCATTGGCTCCACCACTGCCGCCGCTGCCGTACGGTGTCGGCGCTTGTGCATAATTAATTGGCATCACGCGGCCTCCTCTATCGGCGCATCGTCCAGGTGATGCTTGAACCGTTTGTTAAAGCGATTGCCGACCCACGCTTCGTAGGTGAGACAGCACAGGACACCATCCTTGCCGCGACCAAACATGCGCGGGACTTTAATGAAGTGATAATCGTAAACGGCGAGCTGGCGCAGCAGCCGCTCGTTCTCGATCGGGGTGCGCTGTACCAACATCTGCACACCGACCTGCACGAACGGGTAGCGGTACATGCGCTCGATGGTGCTGCGCGTAAGCCAATGTGGATCGATCGATGCGCCGTGCATCTCGATGATGCCAAAATCCTGATCGTAGTTGGTGTAGACCAGGCCGGCGATCAGTGCGCCATCTTCACGCAACACACCAATCGTGCGCGCATCGTCACCAAACTGACGGACATGCGGGATCAGTTGCGCAACGAACTGCGCGACAACTCTGTCTTCGCCGAATAAATAGCGATACATCATCACGCGCCTACGTTGTTGTAGTCCTGATAATTCTTGTAGATCGGGAACCTGCTTTTCAACGGTGGCGTCTGCATCATCGGCGGCAGATTATTGACGTTGCCCAGACTTTTTTGCTGATTGTATTGGGACAAAGCCGACTGATACGCCTGAATGTCGAACGGCTGACCGTTCTCGTCCAAAAACATACTGCTGTCTGTCGCTGCCGGTGATGGCACCGCGGCTTGCGCCGCCTGATTACTGGCAAGCCGCTGCGCGATCGCATCGCGTCGCGCGTTGAAATCGTATTTGCCACCCTGCGCCAATACACGCAGCGCCTCAGGATCAATCGAACCTTTGGGATCCCCATACGCCTGTTGCAACGGGATCGGCCCGCCATAGACGCCATTGCCGGCGCTCATCGGCGACGGCCCCTGAAACGGGTTAGGCATGCGCGTCTGGTCGATGTTGGCGTAGGTGACCGGGTGGTTTTCCAGACCCCATTTTGAGACGGCGCCTTCTGACGCTTTCAGGCCGTGGATGTAGGCCGGCGCAAACAGGCCGCCCATGCCACCCTGTGGATTGTAGTCTGTGTACAAAGAAGAGAGCTGCGCATCCCGAGCGTCGCCGGGATCTACGGTCGGTGCGGCGGTTGGATCGACTGCCATGCGCTTGTCCTCAGACGTTGACGCCTAATCGCTCGAATGTCGCCGCGATCGAGATCAGCTCTACGTTCGGCCGCGCCGCCTGCGCCACCGTCACCTGGACGACCGGCGCATGCGAAAACCCGGTTTCGCCAACCGACACCCAGGCAGTGTTCTTCACCACTGGCAGCGCCAATGACGGCTGGTCCCACAGCGCCGTATCCCACAAGCCTTGATCCCAAACATCCGCCACACCAGGATCCGGCCCCGCCGGCGGCGGTTGCGGAACGCGAATGTCGTAGTCGGTGCAGGCGGCAATTTGCGGCTGGAACGGCTCGGAGTTGCCGGCGGTGAAAGAGGCGCGCGCCTGGTGCCAGACGCACTGCGCTGCGGCCGACTGAAACATCTCCCAGCCACCGACCAGGGTGGCGACATACGGCTTGCCGTCGTCATAGCCGGTGCGATCGGCCTGCATGACAATGCCGTCCTGGGTGCCAAAGAACAGGTTGCCGCGTGTGTACATCCAGCAGGTGGCGTCGTAGCCGACGAAACGGCTCCAGGCGCCGCTCGAGGAATTGGCGACCAGGCAATGGCGATCACCCGGTGCGCCACCAGGGACAGCGACAAAGACGCCGCCGTACTCGTCCCATTTCTTCAGCGCCCAGGGCGAGGCGATCTTGGCCGCCACCTCCTGCCGCCACAGCGGCTTGATGGTGCGGGTGACGGCAGCCAGCTCGAGCTGCTCTGCCGTTTTTGTGATCGCCTGCGAAATCGGGATGATGCCATCGATCGTAGCGAGAAGCAGGTCGCCACCAATCGGCAAGTGCGCGTTCTTGCCCATCGGCGGACTGATGGCGTAGCGACCTTCCTGCCGCCAGTTGGTCGCCGTCGAAGGGTCGCTGCCGGAAAAGATAATCAGCTCGCCCTGGTCGGTGCAGAACACGCACTTGTCATCGATGCCATCGCCGGCGTCGATCGACCATGCCGCACCAAACAGCAGGTTGCCGCCTTTGGTCGTCGCCCCCGACAGCGGGATCATCTGCAGTGCGCCCTGCACGGCGTTGAGCGGCAGATACCAGGCGTTCATGCTGCCGCCCTCGATGAAGAACCACCGATTGCGATACTTCCAAACGGCAACGAGGTTCTTGCCGTGCTCGACCGTCGAGCCGACCGGACCGCTGATCTGATTGGCGCTGAATGTCGTCCACGCCGCGCCGTTGTATTGCAGCGGAAAGTCGCCAGCGTCATTGACGGCAATGAGATAATCGCCGCCCTGGTTGGCGAGCTGCGAGGCAGAATAATTACCGGATCCTTGACTATCCTTCACCAATGTCGGTGCGCCGCCAAAGGTGACGTCGTAGAGCTTAGTCGCGTTGGCGGCGAACATCTTCTGCACGTTGCCGCTGAGATACTCGAAACCGGAAATGATCGGCGTCGTCTCGGGCAACACCGACCACCGCTCGCAACCGCCACGCAACTTGACGCCGCGCAACGTCGGCACCCAGTTGTCGCAAATGATGGCGGCACCCGGCTGCATGAACGTAAAATTTTCGTTCTGGATAATGCCGCGCGTCGGCGCCGCGATCGTCGTTGTCTGCAGCTGCTGCGCCATCTGCGGCGGCACTGCCTGGCGCTTGAAGGCCTGGACAATGCTCATGACGACGGCACCGGGAAGGGATAGGCGGTGCTGGCGACAACGCTGGCAGAGATCGGCTCGCGGCCGACCATGATCGGCGAGGGGCTGTCATTGCCCATAGCCAGCAGCATGGCGTCGCCATAGGTGCCGAGATCCTCGGAATAGGGCGAGCCTTTCTGCGCCTTCCACTGCCAGGTCATGCCCAGTTTGAGCAGCCGATCGCCCAACAGGAAGCTGTCGTTATCGGTTAGAAAAATTTCGCTAAGGCCGCCGCTTGCTAAAGCGATAGGGTTCTTGCTGAGATAGGCAAACGTCGCCGTAACGCCGACCGGCATCGGCGGGTGGATGTGTATCTGGCCGCCGTAAATAATCCACTCGCCACGGCTGTCGTAATAGCCGCGCGCGCGGCGCTGCATCCACTCATCTAGATCGGGAAAGAAGCGCATCGGCGACATTGGCGTGTTTGATCGCCAGACGTTCGCCGTAAGCAACATGCGCTTGAAGTTGGCCGGCAGGTTGAATGCCGTCGTGCCGGGATTGGTCAGCGTTGCATCACCTGGCAGTGTTACGCTTTGTTTGAGCTGCTGCCACTCACGTGTGTCGTAAGCGATGCGCTGTGCAATCTCGTTGGCGAGCGCCAGCATCTCCGCCATGGTGCGATTGCCGGCGATGCTCGCAAAGACGGATGTCGGGATGGCCGCCCCGACAACCGTGCAAACATCCCTGACAACCGTCAGTAACGACATTCGTCATGCGACTTTCTGCTGGGCCTCTGTTGCCATTCGCACTAGCGTCTTGCGGTTCAGCGAGCCATGCGGTTTGTGACCAGTGTTGGTCGTAACGAAATCACGCAACTGGTCGAGGGTCATGCCGGCAAACTGATTATCACCATCGACTTTTTCACCGGCGTTGCGGTCTTGATGCCGCTTGAGGTCTTCTTCGATGATGGCGTTGCGCGCTTTGAGCGCCTCCAGCTCTGCCGCCATGGCCAGGTTTGGCGCGTTGCTCTTGCTCTCGGCGATATACTCTTGCGCTTTGTTTTTCAGATCTCGTCCGCCGTGTCCGAGATTTTTGAGCTCTTGGCCGTCAACATGTGCCAGCGCCTCCAGAGTGTAGATGTTGAGGGCGCGTAACTCGGCCCGACGAGCCTCTGTAAGAAAGGGCACATGCGCCAGCGGCGTCCCCGATTTGGTTTGCGCTGTCTGCGCCTTGAACTGTTGATACTGCCGGCGAAACCGCTCGGCATACGTCACTGCCGTCTGCTCGCCTGTCTCAAAGTTTTCTGACCAGTGCGAGAACGCGGTCGCTGGAAACACCGACATATTGCGTGAGCCAGGAAAGCGGATCTCGACAACCTCGATATCCTCGTAGATCGGCCGGCCTTCCTTCAAGGAGGCGGCCTCGTTCTTTTTGGCAAAGTTCTTAAACAGAGCAACGACGGCGGCATCAGGATCTCTTGCGGGCATTCTGCATTCTCCCTTGTGAAGAGGTCGCCGCCGGCTGAGGGCAAGGGACACCCTTGAAGACGACGACCTCCGTTTACCCAGCTTAAGCAGCCGGATTGCTGTCGTAGAGACGCCAGTTGAACATCGGGTTGACCTGGG